TAACTTCATACCTGTATCAGTTTCTGCTGCATTAATAGCACCATGATAAAGAACTATTTTCTTCCTACCGTCATCTTCAACGTCAGATGCTTTAATAAAATTTTTAGTATCATCGAATACTGAATTAACAACGAAGTTTACATTTCCGAACGGATAAACACCCGTATCTTTCAAATAATGTAAATTAGAGTAGCTGTTAAATGTATTGAAAATTGGAGTTAAAGAATCTAAACGGTCTTTATTATTCAAGTTACAATCGTGGTTTCCTGCTATAAAAATAGTAGTTGCTATTTCAGATAAGTTTAATAAAAACTGTCTTGTCATTTCTACTAACTCTGGACTCATATCTGTCTTTGCATGAACAATATCACCTGCAACATAAATTAAAGTGTTTTTATGTTTAGAAACAGTTTCACGGCAATAATCATATAATCTATTAAATACTATTTGGTATTCTTCATGGCGTTTATAATTTCTAATATGTATGTCTGCAATGTGTATAATTCTGTGTACGTTAAGCATTCAAAATCCTTTGTTTAATAATATCATATGTATCGGTATTCTTACTTTTACTTTTTATTAAAGTAAATTCTTTGAATCCAACCTCGTTTACATCTTTTTGTTCTAAATTTACAATAGAAACATTTATTCCATTTCTAACCAAATAACTTGAAATATTCAATGCATCTTTTCTTGCATCGTTATCTAAAGCAACAATTACTTTCGGTGGTTTACGTAGTAATATTTTTTCTTTCAATAAGTTTGACATTAGTTTGCCAAAAAGTGGTATAGTGTTATACCTAGCACTAATTGCATCAAACACACCTTCAACTAAAGTTATAGGTTCATTCCAATTAATAAATGAATCAAAACCAATAACATCTTTGCTCCATTTTGGATTTTTATATTTTAATGTATCCTCATCAAAAATAGAACGAGAAACAAAAAAATTCAAATTGAAATTATCATCGTACGATGGAACAATTATTCTACCTGAGTAAGCACCGTTTGGGCAATAGCCAATATCATACCTAATCATATCGGTTCTACTGATTCCTCGCTTTTTCAAATAATCTATTGCCTGTTTTAACTGCATTTTAGTTTGTATGTCTTTTATTTTACCGTATTCATACAAACGAATAGTTTCCGATGGAAGACTTAACTGAATTTCTTTTGTTTCTTTTTGATCAGAAACATAAAGTTTTCTGGTCTTTATGATTTTATCCAAATCAGCATAGTAAGACCTATCGACTTTTAATTTTTTGAATAGTGAGGATATATTTCTACCCTTAGCGTTACTCACCCAACAATGCCATACATTTTGTCCATCGTTAGATGCACTTAAATCTATTTCTAATTTTGGTTTGTAATGGGAAATGAACGGAGAGAAAAAAGAGTAGTTATTGCCAGAAGTTTTTCGTCCCTTACCAAGAACCTTTTCTAACAAATTAAGTAAATCATAATTTATCATAACAACACTTTTTTGTATAATAGTTTATATCACAAATATAGTAAAAATTTGTGACAATTACAAACACTCATCCAACCATTCTTTTGGAATATCTTTCTTTGCCCACTTCCAACCTTTCTTATCACAATACTGAGCGTATGTGGTTTTACTTCCTTTATACAATTTTGCATTTGGATTTTGAAATACAAATCGAATATCTATTTCTGAATACTGTTCAAATATTAAATCAAACTTTAATCTGTCAGTTTTTACCCATCTACCCTTTGATTCTATATAAAGTTTCTCACCTGTTTTCTTAGTAAGAACAAAATCAGGAGTATAATTGTGTTTTGTTGCCGGTTGTATATAAGATATTTTATGAGTTTCATAACCAAATTCTTTTTTTGATTCTTGGAGTGAATCATTTATATTATCTTCTAACCCGCTTCTAAAACCATGTTTTATTGCTACGGCATTTCTTTTCATTATACATCAAATCGAATAATAAAGTTCATATCAACGTCATCACGTTTTGCCGTTGGATTGGCTAACTTTGCAACAGCAATTAATTCATGCATATCATTGTAAAGTCCAATTGTAGTTACGTATGGATTAAAGAAAGAACTTGTAACATAATCTTCTATTTTAGAAACTTCAGAATCTCTATTTTTCTTTATCGAAGGATTTTGTGTAAAATTAAATTCATTCTTTCTTATTTTACAAATAATTTCATGCTCAAAGAAAGTTGCTTTTGATTTGAAAGTACCAGTAAATCCATAGTCTAATGAATTATAATCAAAGTTTCCTTCTTTTCCTAACAATGCGTTTTTATATTTTGGTCTTGGGTCTACAATACTAACAACACCAGTTTTATAAAATATATTACCAACTCTTGCTGTTTGATAAGCATAGCCAGTATTAAAACTGTTATCGTATAAATGCTGTATTTCAGTTGAATTTAATCCTCTGTTATACACTCTAATTTCGTCCATAGAACCAGAGAAAGAACCGCTGTTTGTACCATTGCCTGCAATAAATAAATAACGGTCATTTGTTACCATTGAATCTATTGACGATGGAACACTCGATTGTAATGTTCCATTTAACCATATTTGAAATAAACTACCACTCTTTTGACAAACAACATGATTCCAAACACCAGTTGTTAATTGACTTGATGTTGCTTCAGTTGAATGTATAGTTGAACTTTGTTTGAATTTTATTCTATGCGGATTTGTATCAGTATTATTTGTTATCGATATATCAAATGGGTATTGGTTAGTTGGCCTTATTTCATCGGTTATCAATATTTTGTTAGAAACTAAAAACGTATAATCAGTTTGAGTTGCTGGCATAGTATAACTTACACCAGAATTATCAGTTCCTCTTCCAATTGATTGAACTTGTGCAATACTACTTGTACTAGCAATCCCACCAGGTGTTATTTTTACAGGTGGAGTGTAATATTCAAATTTATCTAACGGTGAATCACCTCTATGATTTAGATAGAAATTATCAACTGGTTTAATTGTATTTTTATTAAATAAACTATTGTATGTGTATTGCGTATTTGACTGTGAAGGTGGAACATTTATCCAAAAACTAAAAGAAAAATCTTGTGATTTTAAGAAATTAAATCTATTATTTTCCCTTACTCTCAAATAAGAATCATTAAATATTGCGGAAACACCAGTTGATTGAGAAGTGTCTGTTGTTGGAATTCCAGAAGAATAATTTATTTTAGACGGATTAATAATTTCAACTAAATTTTGATTCAATGAATAATCAACAACATAACTTTTACGTTTCTTTTTGAAAGCAGCTTCTCTATATTTTTCATTAAAACCAACATATAACAGTAATTGCTGTTTATCAACAAACTTAGAAGTATCAAACGCTATATCTATCAAATTACCCTGCCCATCGTCTTTCAAAGAATATTGCTGTGAAGCAGTTGTTATATTATTATTTGTAACTTGAAATGATTTTTCAACAATACCTTCACCAACCATCTTTCTTGGTAGCAACAACATAGAACCAGATTCAGATAAATAAATTTCTGAGTTGTAGTCAGAAACAGTTGATGAATTTTTAATATTATCATAATCTTTATAATGATTATGGTCAAGATAATACCAAAGAAGTTTTGGATCTAAACTCTGTGATTCAAACGGTCTTGTATATAATGATGAAGATAAATTTACTACATTACCAAAATATCTATGATTTTCAGGATACAATATTCTCAAAGGTTGCATACCGAAATTTTTATAGTAATTTATACTACCAGTATCGGTTGTAAATTCCCAAGTTTTTTTTGTAGTAAATTCTCTTACAGTATAATCACCTTTTTTCAAAGTTTTCATAACATAATGAGTTCCAGATCCATTTACTTGAAACGGCTGATTTGAGTATTCAGAACCAAATGTTATTACTTCGTTTGCCATATTAATTTAATCTAACTCTTACTTGAAAAATATATTCATCATTTTCTGTTTTACGAAGTGGTTTTTTTAGTTTACCAACTGCAACTAAATCACCAGTATTGTTATATAAACCAACACTTGTTATGTAAGAAAATGGTTTTAATTGTTTACTATAACTAAGTGAACCTGTTTTATCTAACATATATGTATAATTATTTGAATAATTGAATTCATTATGATTAACTCTACAAAGATATGTTTCACGTCTGTATTCTTCATAAGAACGAGCGTACCAAGAACCACTAGCTTGTCTGTTTATGGTTGGAGTACAAGAACCACTTATAGATATAAATAATTTTCTAATATTATCACCATCAATTGAAGCGGTTACGGTATTAAATGAACAAGATTGATCTAACACAGTTCCATCTAATATTATAAATCCACTTCTTGGAAATACCATACCCCAAACTTCATTATTATTTTCGTCAGTTGGTCCTTCTTGTATTGAACCAGAAATTAAATAGTAATAATCTTGTATGTAATTTTTATTTGTATGATTTTCGTTAGCGTCACCCGAATCATCTATTAATGTATAGTTTATACTTGAAGAAACATCCATTGAAAAATTACTCCCAGTATTAATCAATTGATTTTTACTTGAAGATATTGGTGCTAATGTTATTTGAATATTACCTGGATCAATTCTATCCTTAAAAGAATCTCTATCAAATTGAATAACATAAAAATAATCTACTTTTTTATTGTTCTTAAAAATAAAAGAACCTTGGTTTGTCCCTAAACACTCAAGTAAATATTTACGATATATTGATTTTGCTGGATTATATTCTACATCGTCTACTATGAAAGATGAACCAGCACCACTTATATGTGCGTATGAAATATCAAACTGATGGTACGCATCTTTTGTTGTTGGTACACCATTGTAAACTGGAATATAATACTTGGAATGACTTGGTGAAGTTGAGCCAGTAAAGAATGTGTTTATTCTTTCACCTATACAATTAAATAAACCTTTAGTATTATACTTAAACATCTCTGGTATGCGGTCATATGCTCTTGTTATACCCTTAAATGTATAAACAGGAGTTGGGACCCATTCACTTGCAATATCTATATCAATAAAATTATCAACTGGCGGTGGTCCATTGAACGGATTAGTTGCTGCGGGAAACTCACCTTTTAGTATGAAATAATCAATTACACCGTAACCATCTCTGTTTATTAAAACATTTTCAATTAAAGGGTAGCCCCTCACTTTTAAGAAGTTACAGTATTCTTTTAACAAGTTCAAAAGTTTAAGATTTATCGTTTTCCACGGTGGATTTACTTGGTATATTTTATCAATTGAAGAATTAATAACTCGTATTAAAGTATCGTATGAAGTGTCATCTGTTATAATATTTGCTTTTATAAAAACAAAATTTTCCCAAAGTTGTAAGAACAATTGGGAGGTTAGTATATCTATTGCAAAATTCAAATCTGTAACTATTGGATTTATATTGTATACAGAACGCTCACCTAAAGTCGGTACTAATGTATTTGTTAACCAAGCAAAAGTATCAGTATATGGATCTAAACTATTTCTACCTTCTTCATACTGAAGATTTATTTGTTGTCCATAGTTTGAAGCAGAACCAGTATTCTGTAAAAACTGTGTTGGGTCATTTGGAGCGTTTGGACCAAGGTCAACTGTTGGTCTTAATGATTCTGCAGTTGTTCGTCTAGTTTGATTTAATGACGTGACAACAGTAGGCGTTATTTTTGTACTTCTCGTTGGATTAAATTCACGATTCTTTGTTGGAACTTGATTAAAATAAGTTATTAAATTATTCAATACATCGTCATCAACTAAAAATACAAACTTTGTATATGTACCAACAAATGAAGGATTCCAAGAATTTTTATAAACATTATCTATAACATTTATATATTGACCATTGGCGTTTTTAGGCCATGTTGGAAAAATTGGAACATAACTTAATGCAGGTTGATTTGGATAATTTTCTTGTTCAATCCATAAACATTTTAAATCATACAAAAAATTGGCAGCAATATTTGTTTCACTTTCTATTTGATCAAGAATATTAAGTGATAAAAAATCAATTCTGTATTTATACGTTTGATAACTCTTACCTTCTTTCGTAATAAAATACTTAGAGCCACTCGCATTTACTTGAACTTTAGGAGCAAATGGTACTGATGAATAAACCGTACCATCATTCAATGGTGGAATATTAACTGTACTTTGGTTTAGTGTCTGATGTATACCGTTATTATAAAGAAGTGTTAGTTTTTCTAAAACTTGTGCGGTATCATCTGGATTTGGCCAGACTAATCCAGTTTTGGAAGCAAAGAAAACTTCTATATTAGTTGGTAACTTATCTTGTATCTTTTCAACTACACCGTCAATTCTTGTTACTTCTAGTTCATTTGTACGATAGTTGTAAGGTAAGTTACGTAATTTATCAGTATTTCTTAGATTTAGAACTCTAACAGTTCTACCAAGTGGTTGAACTGCTGCGTCTGGACCTAAAATTGCACCTAAATGGCCAACATCAGTTATTTCATATTCAGGATTATTAATAGTAGGTACTATATAATCTGGTCTCCATTCATAAGTACCGGCATTAACAAGTGCAGGAGTAACAACTTTAAATACAAAAAATAATTGTTCATAAGTTGGATATAATCTTGTTATATCAGTCCATTTTTTTTTATATA